CATGGAGCGGATCATGCCGTAAGGCAGGTTGTCGCGCCCGCGTCGATAGCACCAGATAGGGGTGAACGGGAAATCGTTGTGGCGATAAGGGGATTCTTCGACATACAGCATGCCGGTATTGCAGAAGATACCGACGTGCATACGCATCATTGTGCGCATGGCCGGTACTGATTCCTCAGCGGCGATACTCTGCAGGTGCCCGGGTGCCGGGTTGTCCTGATCGTACACTTCACCGGAAAACTCACCGCCTACCATGCGCATAACCTTGATCGGCTTGCGGAACCACATTTCGATAAGGCGCACGCGGTCACGACGGATGCCATAGACGGTATTACGGATAGACGTCACACCTGCCAGATCATTCTCCTGGCTGTCCATTGCTTCGTCACCGAAGTCATCAACACCATAGGAGTAGTTACCAGCAGCGGAAGAGCGCAGGATGCCAGCGCGATCAGGGAAAATCGCCTCAGCGATATCGAGGTCTACCCACTTCGAACGGGACACAAAGCGGCAGTCTTCCAGATTTTTGGCAGATGAGGCGCTATCCCAGAGCATATTTCGCCAGCTCTCATAGCGCGCAACAACCGGCTCGCCGTCGTCTTCGTGCTGAACTGCGCATTCCAGCCAGCCTACACCGACCTTCACGGCATCCTCAAACGCCCGGGAACGGGAGAACGGCGTCATGTTCACGTCGCTGAGGTACTTCAGGAGCTGCGTTTTACGCTCTGCAGGCTTCGAACCGTCTTTCTTACGCGGAAGCACCTTGTAATCCGTGCGCCCGCGCTTCTCGGTACCCAGCACCCAGTTAACAGAGCTGGCGATGACGTTGTAAACCAGTGGCATCTGCCCGCGGTCACGCAACGCCTTCGCATCTTCCTCTCGCCACTGGATAGAGTCATAGAAATCTTCGTCAATCGCCATGTCCTGACGGTTGGCCTGTTGGCGATCAAGCTCATCTTCGTACAATGACAGCAGGCGCTTATGCAGCGCTACGCACTTGTCACCGTCCAGTTTGTGCTTTTTCTTGCCCTGAGGCATGTCTTCGTCGGGAAGGCGTGTCCACGGATCGCCGTTATCAACGCGCCCCGCGTCGAAGTCCATTCCCGTGCTTTTGATGTCGGTATCAAACACGTTTGATGATCTCCTGGTGAGTTGTCTTGCCGGTGTCGCGGTCAGTGCGGAAGGCATCGGCCACCACGACGGTATTCAGGGGCTTGGCTGGCATCCGTAACAGGTCGCCCAGGTGATCGTGCACGAGCGAAATCACTCGCATGTGCGTCATAGGGTTTGAGTAGTCCATTCCGTTCATTGCGAGAAAGCGCATAACGAGCTGCGCGTTGTCGGCAATGCTCACGTCAGAGTCGTCCGGGTTCCACTTCCACGCTGTATCGATGGTGATCACCAGCGGCTTAGGGCTGCTGCTGACCGTGGGAATGACAACGAGGCACGGGCGAAGCTTCTGCCCGAACCAGCACCCGAACAATGTCAGGTCGCCCCTCACTTTCTCAAACGCGCTTTGCGTCAGGTCTAAATCGTAGTGTTCCATCAAATCGCCCCGTTATGAATATGTACCCTATGTTGCCATAATCGCAACACCTTACGCAGCCATACCTGATTTACGGCGGCGATTTGGTCGTTTGCCTGCCTGCACGCCTGTATTATTGTTCACAAACGTCTGCGCTGCCTGTCGCAATGCATCGGCGGCTTCTGAGTGAACGTCGTGCATAGGCACATCAGTGAAGCAGGCCAGTCTTTCGTTCCACGTACGGGAATAGCTGTCGATATGGGCTATCCCCTCTTTGCATCGTGTCTCATCGAACTGGCACAGCGCCAGGAAGTCACGCGTCGCGGAGATCCCGTGCTGTATCTCTGATACCCTTTCGACAATCTCAATCCGTTTCAGGCCCAGATTTTCGAGCATTGTACGCGGGCTGTTGTTGTTCGTCTCGCCCTGCTTTTCGTGGGCTCCATCGTGCGGCAGGTAATGCCTGCCCCACACACAGCCAGTCTGGCGCTGGAATTCGTCCATCTTACGCACGAAATGGCTGTATGGCTCGCCCCACCCTTCCTCAAAGTTGACGAAACGATGGAATCCGCCGATACGCTGGTGGAACCAGATAGCCGTTCCGTCCCTGTTGCCGATATCCCAGAAGGTATTCACCGGCACGGATGGATCGACAAGGAAGCGGCCAATACGACGCTCTTTGCGTACGCGCGTCATCTGGATGGCGTAATAGGCTCCCTTGTTCGACTGCTGGAAAGCCTCGTCAGGTGTGGAAGGGTATTCCTGCCACATCTTATCCTCTTCTCCGGAGTAGACGTTATCACGGGTAGATACCCACCAGGCGCGCTGCTCGATGTCGATACGGCATCCCATCTTCGCCTCAACCTCGTCGAAATATTCGTTTTCGGTTGGGCTGATATCGACGTGCTCAGGGTCAATGCGGTAGTTCTGGTCATCCCACCAAGGGAAGAAGTGGAACCGAAACTCTTTGTTTGTGAGCCTGCGCCCCAGATCTGCCAGTCGCCTGGCTCGCTGCGTCATGTTGTAGAACTCACCGGCCCGGCCCTCTGCCGTTGACTCGATGAATATCATGCCCATTTCAGCGGCCGGGATAGAACCGGTCACAACCTCGTTAGCTTTCGCCGGGTTGGTGGCGCATATCTTACCGAACTCGGAAATGTGCAGGTGTGTCAGCGTACCGCCACGGAATGATGTCGAGACTCGCACCCAGCTGCCATTGTGGGCAAACTCCAGCTTATCAGCACGGTCACGCTCAAGTGGCATCGCATCGCGCAGGCTGGCCGGTAGCTGGTCATAGGCGAACTTAATCTTATCCCTGAATATCTCCTTAGCCACTTCATCCACGTGCGCCACGATAGCGGCAGACACTGGCCTGTCTTTGTGTGCAAACAGGGCACTATCCAGAAACAGGATAGCTATGAACGTGGTAAATCCCAGCTGACGGGCTTTGAGGATGATATTACGCTTGTGCAGCCTCTTCAGCAGACGGCGCTGAGCCCTGTTTGGCTTGAACGGTACAATCAGCGGCTCTGCATCCTCGTCTTCATCGCCGTTCTCGTCACGTGGTTTCGTCTTGATCTTGTACAGCTGCCCAGAACAAAGGCGCCATAGTGGATCTGACAGGCAAACGAGAAGGTCAGCGACTGACCTGGGCACAAAGTCATGCGCAACCGGTACGGAAACGGTAGCAGGCGCGTTCGGGTCGAGGTAGTTCGGCAATTCACTCATAAAAAACCAGCTTCATGAAGTGCAAAATATTCGTAATTTGCTAATATTTCACCGGGGCTATTACGAAATATCTGCATATCGCGAGGTGATGAATGAACGGGTTTGAGCTGAAGCTCTGGAGGAAGAGCATGAACTGGACACAGGCACGGGCAGCCGAAGAGCTGGGGGTTGTTCTGCGCACATATCAGGGCTGGGAGAAACGCAAGGAGGTGCCAAAGGTCGTAACCCTGGCAACCAAAGGGCTCTCTCTCTCCCAGATGGCAAATAGCATCGTTCAACTCAGCACGATCGCTAACCATTAATCCTCCCCGACCGGCTTGATAAGCGCGCCAGGTAGCTGCTGCAGGAAAGACACGAGAGGGTTTTCTTTATCACCCTTCAGTGTCAGCTTAGGATCGAGCATGCCCATATGGCGCATGAGCAACTGCGTTATCGCCAGCTGGTCGTGGATTTTCACCTTCATCCCGTTCTGGGTGAGCTCAACGCCACCATACAGCATGCGCGCGCCTTCACTCAGGAACCGGGTATCTTTGAAGTGGATATCCTGGCGGCCATCGCCATGACAGTTAGGACAACCAGCAACAGGGTCAGCGCGCTCATCGAAACCGTAACCGCCTTTATCGTTCGGTAACTGTGGTTCTTTACCTTCAGGTGCATCAGCTGTGATTTCAGCACATACGCGCTGATATTCAGCTTCATCCTTCCACTGGTACAAATGACCAATGCCGTGGCAATGACGGCAGTTAAACCGGCGCACCTCCATGATCTCGTTCACGTCGGCGGTCATCATTCGCAGCAGACGGTTGAATATCTGATCCTGAGTGTACTCAACACGCTTAATTCTTGCCTGCTGACCGGCTTCGATAGCCTTTCTCACCTTAACCAGACTTAACAGGCGAGAGGCGGCAGCTTCGCACGCTTTGACGTTACTCACTCGATAGACACGCTGGTACGCTTTCCACGCAACAGGCTTTTCCATTGCCAGGTACTCATCAACGAAAGCCTGCTGCTCAAAATTCAGACCTGTTTCTTTCTTATCCCGGCTGACAGAGGCGCGTTTTCGCGTTGCCGGTTTGGTTTTCTTTACCGGTTTGGTTTTCTTTACCTGTTTGTTGACTGTCATTTTCATTCGCTCAGGTGGGGTTGACTCCGTGGATCACGGCATGTGAAAGGCCGTGGCGATTTGATGCGATTTTAGAAACGGGGGTTGCAAAATGCAAACACTGCCTGATCTGGCGATTGAAATACTGGAGTGGGACTGTCAGGCGCTGCCTAGGGGGGGGTATCGCATTATTAATGCGAGGCGGGCGGCGATGGAGCGGGATACCGAACTCTATACAGAGCGCATTGATGCAGCTCAATTCCGTGACGAGCTGGACTGCGTTAAAGCCCAGCTTGGCGTCACTGGCGGTATATGGGCCGGAATGGGGAGGCAAGAGAACGAGATGACGCATGTTCTGGCGTTTCGCGTTGAGTAACTGGTCATGTGGGTGCGCTGGTGGTTCTCTGCTGGCAAGCGGGAGAGTTGGTTACTTTGCGAAAGTGGCTACCAGCGCACCCAGATGAACAGTAAAAAAAAGCCCACCATGGAAAGTGGGCAACGGCTAAAAAGTAGCAATTCCGATAGCTGTTACTGGTTTACTCAAAAATAAAATTAGCTCATAGCATCCATATTTGCAACCAATACTTGCAAATACACAATCTCAGTTATAATATTGTCTTAGTTATAAGATTTACTAAGCAGTAATACCAAACATGACTGAGGTGACATATGCCAAAAACAACTCCCCCTGCACCGTATGAGACTGCCGATCTGACTACTCTACTGGTCGCCCACAAAATGCGTGGCTGGACATTCAGCTGTAGCGGTGACGCCAAAAGCGTGCAGCTCAAAGAAGATGAGCGTACGCCTGATTTTTGCGGCCGTCCTCCACTGGTGCTTGACGAGAACGAATTACCATACTGACCAATGAGCAATATTTTCGCATTTTGTCGGTATAACCCCGCGCACGATATGCATTATCTGCGTATTACTTACAGCGAGAACAAAGCATGAAACGTAGCGAACTGATCGAACAACTGGCGGCTTACCTGCAGCTCAACCAGCAGGTATCCGATGAATCCGCGCATGGGATGAAGCTTTTGCGCCTGGCTTACGCCGACCTGTGCAAGCCTGCTGACGATGACAGCCAGGCCTCTGACCTGAAAGAACAGCTTAACGCCGCCGATACGGCAATTCAGGGATTGAATGACCGTGTAACGGATTATGAAGACATCCTGTACGACCTGCTTCTGCAGGCAGGTCTGGTGCCGGAAGTTGATGGCGAGCTGGCTATATCTTACGGCGTGGCCGTGAAAGAGGATCCTGAGTGCATCGAGAAGCTGAAGAGCGCTCTGGCTGGCGGTGAAGTGCCAGAAGATGCCATGCGCTTCATTTCCGGCGTGCGTAATCTTCTCGGTCTGGCGTATGACGTCAGCCTGCAGGAGGTTTTCAACACACTTAATCGTGAAGCCCAGCGCCTGAACAGTCTTGATGAGGGCATTGCCCAGCGCGACAAGGGGCTGCAGAACATGGAGGCGCTGATCAACAAATGCCTGGAAGCGGCCGGTGAAGACTGGCAAGACGTTGATGACCTTCCTGACTCGATAGCACGCCTCCGCAATGGCAATAGCTCAGCGGCCGTTCCGTCTGATTGGGCGCAGGAAGCTATCGACCTTGCGCATGCCGTGCGTGGTGATCTGTCACCAAAGAACCGCGTGATGGCAAAAGCTGCTGAACGCATCATTCTCACGGCGCCACGAGGTGATGCATGATCAAGCCAACTGTAGGCCCAAGCCAGATCCAGAAGTACAACAACATGATGCAGGCAGCGCGCGTCAGTGAGCAAAACAAAGACTGGCTCTATGCCGCAAAACTCTGGTTCGAATGCCAGGTAATCGCCTCCGCTAACAACTGGAAGTCAAAGGTTGACTGGTGCGGAGCCCGGGTGTCGTTCTGTGAAAATGCGAAGCTCAGGGGGTGGTGATGTCTATTGTAACCGGATGGGTTTTCGCGCTGGTGTGCGCGGCTGGCACGCCTGCTGACCAGTGCAGGGAAGAAGCGTTGACAGGGTATTACTATCAGGACGCGGAGAGCTGCAAGCTGGATAATGCTGGCGATCCACGCCCAAACGCGCGTTGCGTTGAGGTGCAGGTACTCCAGGCTCCAGGAGAGGACGCAAATGCCGACGCAGTGGAAAGGGTGTTCAACGAGCTGGACGATAGTGCGGGGCGTGGATGATGGATGCGAAAGAACGGCAGCGCGGTTATTCCCGAAAGTATGAGGATAAGCGCCGGGCCGCTGGCGATACGAAACACATCGTCTGGCTATCGGCAGAAGCGACGGCAGCGCTTGAGACGCTGAAAGGCAGAAAAGAGGACATTTTCAGCCAGGCGATCATAGACGCAGCCAAAAACAAATAGCGTACGCAGCCGCTGGCAGGGAAATTTACACCGCAGCGGCTTTTTTGCGCCTGCATGCACGCGTTCATACGGGTAAAAACAAAGAGCGCTCTAAAGCGCTCCTGTTTCGTTTTAGCGGCATGTATAAAATCACAGTGCATCGTCTTTTTGGTTATCGGACGGATTTGCCAC